CCCCGGGAACACCTTGGAGAAACGTTGGGGTGGCCCCTTCATAGGCTAAACCTATGGATCACCCCCGGATGATAGCATGGGAACCTAACGATCCACTGGATGAATACACAGGGTGTTCAAAGGTACACCACTGGATGCATCTACAGTAAAAATCCCAGGGGGACTAGAGGGGGACGCCCCAGAGATATCCCTTGACAACCTTGGGTACACTGTGGTATCGCGTAGGCTAGGCATATAAAGGAGTACAGGGGGGAACCACTGGATGAATTAACAGTAGACAACCCCGTAAAACCCTGTATAGTGGCCCCCAGTTCCAGCAACAACGGAACGAAGTCAAACCCCAGCAACACCGGGGGCTTGACAAGGGGCCCAAACACTGTATAGTGGGCACCAGAAAGACGGGAAGCCACCCCACGCCAACCTAGCCTACGGGCACCATGGGAAGGTCCAAGGGGCAACCTAAGAGCGAAGCATCCCTATGTAAGGCCGGCAGGCATTAGGGCTTGACAAGCTGGTAACAAGGCAGTATGATTCACCCCAGCAACATCGGCAAGCCATAACGTGCATGACTCCCTCGGGATTAGCGTAGGTTGCCAAGCGACTCACTGGAAGCGCTTTCAATGACCAGTGCGCTAGACCTAGATAGCACGGCACCCGTAGGTGACTAGGACGCAACAAATAGGGCTTGACACCGGGACCAAACATCCCTAGAATGTGAGCCCTACGCTACAAACCTTGGACCCTCCCAACCAATCACTCGGGGATTGACAAGGTAGCAACAACGCTTTATGATTCACCCACAGGCCCCGAATAGCCTGACAACCGTAGGCCCCTGCCGATGGAATAGCTTTGCTAAACCTGACGCAACCTTGGGAGTAAATATTCAGGGGTAATGGCTCGCACACCTAGCGGAGCTGCTGACAGGCATATGTTATGGGAAGTTGTGCGAGGATTGGAATAGACTCGGGTCAAGCGCCGAGGACCGATCCCCCTAGTTGAATGCACAGGTGAGTACCGTCTACCTTAACGGCAAACCGAGGACACTCATGGGTATAAACCATGGTCTGGGCCTCGGCATAATCACTAGCTGATCCGCTAGTCTGATGATGACCTACGGAGGGTCGAAATTATGGACGTTAAGTCTGGCCCCAAGTATGACAAAGTGTTGCGTCGTAAGATGCGCCGCCAAATCAAGCAAACCGGTAGCGACCCGATGCGTATGCTTCAACCTGCCCAAGTTGTAATCAATGGGAAGGATGTCAAGGGTGATCGTCTGTTTGTCACCGAGGCACTGGCTAAGGCTAAGGCTGCCAAGCTGCAAAGCTTGAACAATGACATTGATAACGGTGGATCGGCTGGCTTGGCTGCTGCTAAGGCCAAGCGCGTCATGAACAACAAGTGGTACAACCGAGACAATGCAACTAGCCGTGGGTATTACGATACCAAAGCTGTACATGGTAAGTGTGTGTCAATCAAACCAGCCAACTAAACAGGTGACGTATGCAAAAGAATGAAATCCTCGGTCGCATCAAAACCATCCAGACTCGCGGCATGGGTCTGGACAAGTTGATCCAAGAGACCGCACTCGGTGTCATCGCTCATATCGAGCAGCACCCCGAGGTATCCCTCGCAATCAAGCTGTACAACGCCATGCCTAAGGGCAGCCGTGCGAATGCGCTGGTTGCATGGCTGTGCCAGTTCGGCAAGGTTCAGGTCAATCCTGACAAGAAGACCAGCCGCGAGTTCCCGCTGCTCATCAACAAGAACGCCACCACTGACATTGCCGGCGGTACGGCCAAGCCGTGGTTCGAGTGCAAGAAACCGAAGGGCACTCTCGCTGAACAGTGGGACTTCGAGTCGTGGCTGGATGGTGTGAAGCGTCAGCTCAAGAAGCAGGTTGATGCCGGTAACGTCCAACCCGACGACCGTGTGGCTGCGCTGCTGGTCATGGAAACCAAGTCCGACAAGAAGGCAGCTTGACCGAAGGCAAGACAGGCTGGGCTGGTGTAGTGCTGGCCCATGTCCTACTCGCAATGCCAGTCATCGCACTGGTCCTCAAGGTCTTAGGTTACTTCCCACATCGCTAGGCGGGTGCGCGTACTATGACGCCCCACGTCCGTCCAATGGAGACTATCATGCATCACCATCATGCTCGTGCCCTTCGTATTGCCCGCCGTAACTACCTGTTCTGTCGCGGTGTTGTTGCCCGTCGTATCGAAGAAGAGCAGCGCATCCGGTCCATGTACCTTGCGAATGCCCATAATGGCGCAGCGGTACGGTCGTATTACTTTGCCAAGGTTAAGTCTGCTGTGCGCTCTTTGGAGCTGGCCTTGGTTGAACTCCAGAACCAACTGTCGGTGCTGATGACAGTCGAGCGTTTGTTGGAGAAGGCGTGATGTTTGAATTCCATTGGGCAACACTGGTGCTAATGGGGCTGGCCTGTTGGTTTGTTGGTGCATGGATGGGCGCAAGCCTTGGGGGTGGTGGTAATGAAGATCCGTTCTGATGTATGGTGCCGTGGCTGTCAACGTCGCGGTGCTGGTCTGTTCAACCACTGGAAATGCACTTGTGAGGTATCCAATGGGAATCCCGTGGTCGTGTAAGGCATGCCGTGGCATTGGCAAGATCCACTTAGGTGGAAAAGTGCTGATGATATGCGGTATTTGTAATGGGCGTGGCATTGTCTACACCTAACCCGCTGATGAGTCCCCGTGACAAGGGACGAAACTACCACCGGAGTACACTCGGGATTAAAAGTCCTTCGCTGTCAGGGCGGGTGTACTCTTTAAGGTGGTAGTCCGGGAAGTCATGATGGAATTGGTAGACAACGCTCTTGTAAGTGGCCTTTGGGTTTCACCTAACGGGTACGGTTTGATAGACCGGTGTGGGTTCGAGTCCCACTGACTTCCCACCAATCAACTAACTGAGGATTGCCCAATGGGTATTGTCGTGAAAGAAACCAAGAAACCGATCGCCAAGGTCCTCGGGACCAACCTGCGGGTAGGTCACACCATTCTGGTCGAGGGCTCTCCGGCCTTGGTCGTGGCTCGTGATGACTTCAACCCGAAGGTTATGATCTTCGGCGATACGCATCTAACTGCACTGAGCTTCGTCGAACATTACGACGTGATCGAGTGTGAACTCACCTTCAAACTGGTGGAGGGGTACTAAGGAATGAGCGTAGAATTCCATAACGAAATGCCCAAGCCGGTCCACACCATGGCCAACAGGCTCAAGAAGGGTGACTATGTGTTCAGCAATTTTGCTGGCTGCCCGGTCCTCATCACCAGCAATACCCGTGGTGTTCTCCAAGGTGTGCGCCTTGACAACGGCAACCTCGTCAACATGGGCGACAGCAGCTATGAGCTGATTGACGTGACCATCACTTACCGGCCATCCAAGGAGTTCTAACTCATGGCCCTCCTGTTCATGCTGCAACACATCATCCGCAAGGCACCAAGGCGGTGCCCCAAGGTAGTCACGAGGTCCGTACTGTGACGCCCGCCCTCCGCTGTATGATAGGTCTGCACAAGTGGACCAATGTGTACGGCTACCCCTCTCACAAACTCTCTAAGTGCATGCGCTGCGGCGCTCGCAAGTGGTGGTGACTGATGGCTAAATACCGTTGATTGTACCATGTCCTTGGGAGTACCTTGAATTCCGTCACAAGGTATTCTTTGACAAGGGCATGCTAGAGTTAACACAAACCAACCAGAGTAAAACCTATGGACAAAAACGATATCTTCAACACCCTGTCCCCGAAGTATGCGGTCAAGAAAAAGACTGGTGCCATCTGGCGCTTCATCCGCCCCGGCGTGTACACCAAGGTTGCTCTCGGTGATCCCACCAAGTACTCGAGGGCAACGAAGGAGGTAGGCTACATGGCCACCAACTTCCACCCCCGCGAGAACCCCAAGAAGTGGCTGTGTGTTGACAGCCTCGAAGAAACCTCCTACTTCCTCGACCAGAAGGCAGCGTCCGATGCGCAACGCAATCAGTAAGGCCAAGGAGCGCGCTAAGCTCCACCGCAACATCCAGCAACTGTCCCGCAAGATCAGTAAGCTGGAGCGTGAGTTCGAAAGCTCGGGTGATGTCAAGTCATCCAAGCTGCAAGAGCACTCGATGCTGGTCATCAAACGCACTCAGATGCTGCGCTACGCTGCCAAAGGTTACTAAGTGTTACCCGAGGTCAAGTGCTACATCTTTCTCGCTACTGTGACGGTTGGTTTTGCTGGCCGTCCTCTACTTCAACAGGAAATAAACCATGGATTTCACCTTCGGTATCTATCTGGATCCTGCCACCTTCCAGCCAATCATGAATGGCCTGCTCGGCGGTGTCATCGTGCTGGGTGCCGTGTCAATCGCCAAGGCCATTAAGGGGGTTAAGTAATGGAACGTCGCGGATTCCCCTCGGTTTGCACCACTGATGTAATCATCGGCCTCGGTGATAGCGAAAACGCTGACTACGAGTCTCGACAGGCCAGCCACAAACACCCTACTCTGCGCTCCAAGGCGGAGTATGTGCGGGAAGTGATGAAGAACAAGGGCTACTCCGGTGCCATGCTCACGGCCATCACTACCCACCAGCAGAAGGACGCCTGTGCCATCTTCCGTGCCCTCGGTTGGCGCTCTGGTCCGTGGTGCAAGTCCCGAGCACACCCTGGCACCAAAACCCGACTGTGGTACTGGTGCACCCAAGATGGTTACCCCGATCCGAACGAACTCGAGGCTATCATCTTGAAGTTGGAAGCCCGTAACAACTCGTAACAAACAGGGCTTGACAAAAGCTCGAAAGTGTGGTATAATAACCTTAAGGTTCCTCCGGGGATATATACCTAAGGTTATACCTATCTATTAACCATCTTAAGAGAATCTTTATATGGCTCAGGAAATATGGATCATCCACTCTGGCCCACCTAATGATGGTGGTGACAAGGGTTGGTTAGTGCTGGGTGGTTTGGCACTGATGGCTGTATTCATCTTGGGTTACATCGAGGATAAACAGGAGAACACCCAATGTCCATCACTGTCACCAACCAGCAGCGTGTTGCCAAACCCATCACCCCGAACGAATGCACCATCGGCAAGCACTACCGCCGCCAGTCCGCTCCCAGCAAGCTGTACGTCGCTGCCCGCAAGTTCGTAGACGGTGAGGCCACCAATCAGCCGGTGCTCATCAGCCTCCAGCATGGTAACGCCATGACTGCATACCAAGGTGCCGACTTCATCGAGGTCGATTTGGATGTGGTAGTGAAGGACCGTCTACTGTGACGCTGCTCCTGCTCAAGTGCTACGCCAGTGTGCTGGTTATCTGGACCGCCCTCTGCATCGTAGGCATCTGCAACTATAGCCCCTGTAGCGCCCCCAAGTGGCTGCTGTGGACTGTTCGCCTTTGGGTTGTCCACTGGTTCGCTGCCCTGCTGCTGACCATCTTCGGAGCTATCTGGGGCTGTCCTTTCCTTTGGTCCACGGTTTCGTGGTAGGAGAAACAAATGGAAATCATCAACGAGAAGGAGGATGCACCTAAGCCCCTGAGCTACCACGAGCTTGTGCTTGGCGAGGTGTACAAGTTCGACGTGGCAGACGTCTACGTCTTCAAGGTTGACCTCGGTTCTTCCGGTACTCGTCTGGTTTATCTCAAGTCGGGCACCGTGGTGTACTGTCCACAGCACTACAAATACTGGCCGGTCACGGCTAAGTTGATCGTGAGCTGATCCAAGTGCTGCCCTCCGGGGTAGCATTTCAGTGAGTTCACAACCAACAAGGAGAAACCTTATGAGCGGACTGCACTACTGGGTTCCGTTCAAGAGTGGTGGAGTGCTGCGAGCAACCTATGGCAGCCACTACTCCTGCTTCGGATCACTTCCAACCGTATCGGCAGCAGTGCCGTCTGGTTCGGAAACCCTGAACTACCTCTACCTCTCGTGTGAATACACCAAGGAAGATTTCGACAAGATCTACTCGGCTCTAACACGAGACGTCCCTGTGATCCACGTCAATGGCAAGGCCTACCCAGCACCCAAGTGTGAGTGGTTCGAGGCCCCTGAGCCGAGCGGCTATGCCATCGACAAGGTTCGTGGTTACGTCTACGAGGAAGCACCTCCGCACCACATGAAGGTGACCTTCCCGGAAGAGCTGAGCAATGATGAGGTGTATGCCTACATCAAGTTCTACTGCAAACTGTTGTCGTTGCCTTTCTGCAAGAAGGTAGCGGCCGGTGTTCAGCTGAACCCGGTGACGGCCCTCAAGTTGGCCAGCGACAAGCTGCTGGAGGTGACAGGTAAGCGCAACTTCCTTGCGACCTACTTCGCCATCTCAATGGCCAACCAGATGATCGGGTACTCCTTCCCTTGCCCGATGACTGGTGTCCATGCGAAGGCCCTCAAAGATTACCTCCAAGGTAACATCCGCGGGTGGTCCTCCGCACCAATCAGCAAGGTACGATGGGTGACTTCCAAGAAGGGGCCTAATGTCACCTTGGCCGTGAGTTCATCTTATGGCCTCCAGCAGTTGCATATTTCGGTAGGTAAGGATGATCCTTTCGTCCCACTCTACCGCTTCTACGAGGGCAACTCCCACTACCCACACACCCTGCGTTCCAACCAGCCAGACCTCATCGAGTACTGTGCCGAGTTGTTGGGCAAGTGGATGAAGGAGAACGACGTATGACCATGTTCGCAGCCCATGTGACTGGTGATACCCTCCCTCCGGGCGGCAAGGTGTGGCGAGCATTCCCGGGCTATACCTGCTGCTTCGCTGGAATCGGTGCATCGGTCAAAGGTGTCATCGAGAACGCCGGGGCCAATCCCGAGAACTGCCTCGGTCATGTCCTGATCTTGGCAACACCAACTCGGGATGACCCCGAGGGCTTCGAGGCCTGCCGTACCTTCCTGCTCAGTGATGCAGTGAAGACCCTGACCAACAATGGCATCGTCTCAGCGGAAGCTGTAGGTGCTAACTGGTTCGGGGTTCAAGTACGGGCCAAACTCGCGGGGGGTAGCTACACCCGAGACCAGCTTCTCCATGTGGTGTTCAAGATGGACTCCCATGCTGATGGCATCATTACTGCCCTGCGGGTCAGTCAGTGCCACTGGAAGCTGACTGATCGGCGCAGCTACCGGATGTTGTCAGGCAAAGAGCTGGAGGTGTTACCTCTGGTGTCTGCGATCAGCGGTGCTGGAGGGATGGCTTTCTCTGACAGCTATCCAACCTTCGTCCCCGTCACTGCTGCTAAGGTGCGTGAGTACCTGAAAGGGCAGAACGAGACAGACCTCGATGATATTTACTACGCCAGAGCTGCAAACTTTGCTGTAGCTGGCCTCATCTGGGACCGAGGGTTGTCCCTTGCTGTCCGCATCCTGCGCGGTGAGCGATTGCCAGACAGGCCGTTCAACCAGAAGATCTACAACGGTTACATCAAGGACGAGTACATCAAGAACCACCAGTTCGTGAACTTCCCTGATGAAGCCGTCATGTCGATCACTGGTCCATGGTCTTTGCCACAACGTGACACTGACCTCCGCTTCCGTAACAACCAAGGCGTTGCAGCAAAGGTGCGGCACGTCCTTACTCAACTACAAGGTGAATAAACAATGAAACCACTCGTCGGCTCTGATCCTGAATTGTTCGTTGGTCGTGATGGTAATGTCCTGACCGCCATCGGCCTCATCGGCGGCTCCAAGGACAGTCCTCTGGCTGTTCCTCTGGGTGCCTTGCAGGAAGATAACGTCCTGCTGGAGTACAACATCGACCCGGCGTCGAGTTTCGAAGAGTTCCAACGCAACATCCTGGGTGTGTTGGAAGAAGGGCGTTCCGCGCTGGCCAAGCATGGCCTCGACGTTATCCGCGGCCTGTCCTCCCACATCTACGACGAATCCACCCTGATGCAAGCGGGTGAACAAGCGTGGGTGTTCGGCTGTGAGCCTGACTACAACGCATGGACCAAGAACGTCAACGAGATGCCTCGCGATGTTCACCCGTTCCTGCGCACTGCTGGCGGCCACCTGCACATCGGCTTCGATCACATCATGCCGGTAACCAAAGCTGAAAGCCGCAAGGTCGTCAAGATGTGCGACCTGCTGCTGGGCCTGCCATCTGTCCTTCTGGACCCTGACGAAGAGCGCAAGCAACTCTACGGCAAGGCCGGGGCGTGCCGCCTCAAGCCCTACGGTCCCGAGTATCGTACCCTGAGCAACTTCTGGTTGTTCTCGAACGACCTGATCAAGTGGGCCTACGACGGCGCCGTGGCTGCCTTCGAGCGCCGCGAAGAGCTGGACGCGATGGAAGCCTTCGTGTCCTCCGAGCGTATCCAACAAATCATCAACAGCGGTGACAAGCACGAAGCCGAAGCGGCGTGCAAGATTCTGGGGGTGGCTGTATGAAGGGTAACAAACATCCGTTGCAATCCTCGGGTGACTTCGGTATGTACTACAACGGCACTTGGGTGTTCTCCTATGTGAACGGCCAACCACATGCCATGTACGTCGAAGGCACCGAGCGTGTGGCGGGCGGCGACGAGACTCAGCTCTCGGGTGTTCTCCTGATCGGCAACACCTTCAACGCCGACGGCGACGCTGGCTACAGCCGCTGGGCATGCGACCGCATCGAAGACTTCCGCCCCATAAGCGGGTACTGTGACTTCGGCAGCGGCGTGCGCAACAAGTACGTAACCTACAACGTACCAAACCGCACTCAGAAGAAGGGCCTCGACCAGCGCAACATTCTGGTCAACAACCGTCAGACCAACCTGCGTGGTCATCAGATGGTGATGCTCTTCACCCAAACCCTGGGCATGGTTAGCTCCCCAGCTGACCGCGACTTCTACATCACTGGTGACAACCTCGGTGTTGTCTTCTGGAAGGGTGTAGAGGTTGGGCGTCTGGTCAATGGCGCTCTGGTGTGCAACGAAACCCATAAAACCAAGGAGATCATCCTGTGCCGACTATTGCAGAATTCCTGAACCAAAACGTAGCCCGCATCCAGCAGAACGTGGTGACCGCCAACATCGGTGCCACCAAACTGGGCTTCGAGGTTGAGCTCGAAGGTGGCAACGGTCGCTGGCCTAACGTCGAAGGCTGGGAAATCAAGCACGATGGCAGCCTGCGTAACGGCGCTGAGTACATCTTCGATGGCCCTCGGGGTGGCGACGTAGCCAAGTCCCGCATCGCAGCCTTCGTTCGAGCCATGGCCGAGTATGGCCCGGAGCCAACCCTGCGTTGCTCCACCCACCTCCACATGGATGTGCGGGAAGTGAGCTGGGATGTGTTGCACAAGATCGTGCTGGCATACATGGTGTTCGAGGACGTGTTCTTCGACCACTGTGACCCACTCCGTCGCAACAGCAACTTCTGCATCCCGTTCATGAACAACGACTTCCTGAGCACCACCTTCGGTCGTCGCATTCTGGCCTCGCCGGATGACCACATGAAGTGGGACAGCCTGCGTCGCTGGTCGAAGTATTCGGCCCTGAACCTGCAAGTGGTTTCCACCTTCGGTTCGGTTGAGTTCCGTGGCAGCCATGCCATGACCACCGTGGAAGAACTCGAAGGCCTGGCCCTGCGTATGCAAGGTCTCAAGCAGATCGCCTCGGCGGCATCGGCGAACAACGAGGGCAACCTTGAGTTCGTCACTCGCCTGTCCGAAACCAACCCGGCTGATATCTTCCCCGTCGGTGCCATCCGTGCTGGCTACGAAGCGAATGCCGGTGGGATTGCCCAAGGGTTGTCCTCGGCAGTCAACGCCATCACCCAAGGCGAGATGATGGGTGACCGTGAAGCACAAGAGCGTGCACGACTGCAAGAAGAGCGTGAAGCGGCCGAGCGTGTTCGCCAAGAACAGCAACGTCGTCAGGCCCGTGATGCTGTCCGCCGCATCCTGAACCGTGAGCAGCGCTTCAACATGCAACAGCTGCGTGCCTACAACATCCAGGTCCCGCTGTACAACAACACCCTCAGTGGCGTCATCTCTACTGTGACGGCCTTGCGTGCGCTGAACGTTCCGGCCACCCTGTCGAACATCTCGGATGCAAGTCGTGATGTGGTACAGTGGGTTCGTAACAACATCACCATCATCCGCGAAGAATTCGGCTACGAACTGGCCGACGAAGCAATCGCTTAATCAAACAACTGAACAAGGAACATAGCTTATGTGTGGAGTAGTTGGCATCTTGACCTCAGGCACCCCTACGGTTGCCGAAATCCGCCTCCTTAAAGGTCTGCTTCTGGTAGACCAGATCCGTGGTGAACATGCCACGGGTGTTGCTAAGGTCAACGTTCGTACCAACGAAGTGGCCATCCACAAACGGGCTTACAATGCCGTTGATTACCTGACCCTTGAGGCCACTGAAGAGTTCCTGTCGAAAGACATGGGCCAACTCTACATCGGCCACAACCGTTACGCCACCATGGGTGACAAGTCGAAGCACGAGAACGCTCACCCGTTCCAGCACGAGCACATCACCATGGTTCACAACGGTGGTGTTGACCACCATGCGCTTCACCTTCTGGAAGGCCACGACGACAAAGAAGTCACCGTGGACAGCCAAATGGTGTGCATGACCATCGCCAAGCATGGCATCAAGAAGGCCGTCGAAGAGTACCTCAGCGGCGCCTTCGCCCTGGTCTGGTGGGACAGCAACGAGCGTTCCCTGAACTTCATCCGTAACGAAGACCGCCCACTGTGGATCGCCGTGATGACCAACGGCAGCTATGTGTGGGCGAGTGAGAAGGGAATGCTGGATGTGTTCCTCAAGCGCGATGGCCGTCAGAGCGGCTACCGTGTGGAACCCCAGATGATCCTGCCGAACCAGCACTACAAAGTCTGCTTCAACCAGCACGGCAACCGCATCGGCAACGTCCCGACCGTCGCACCCATGACGTTTCTGGACCTGCCGTCCCCAAAGACGTACGGCGCGGCGGACCAAAGCTGGTGGAACGGCAACACCGGTTATCGAAGCGCCAACGCCGCAAACTCCAAGCCGAATACCGCCGAAGTCGTTAACCTCGCGGCTCCTCGGGTTAATGCGGCGCTTGACAAGATGGGAACCAAGCTGCGCTACCGTAGCCTCGTCACCGTCGACGTCACCAACTTCGAACCTTACGTATCTTCCCCGCTTTTCGGTATTGCCACTGGCATCGTCCGGGACACGGGAGAGGTTGTACAGGCGTGGGGTCTGCACAAAGATGACATGGAAGGCGTCACCGTCATCCGTGGGAACGTGGCAAATGCATATCACATGCTTGTCAAAGGTGTGAACGAGCCGAGCATCACCATCGACTGTGTGGGGGTATCGTGCCACGACCCAAAGTACGATCGAACGACTGCCCTTCAAATCCGTACGTCAGCCAGCATGTCGCAGTCAGCCCAATCTTCGGCGGAGAAGCCTTCAACCTCCTCCGGCTCGAAGCCAAAGGCAAGTTCGTCCTCCCGTGGTGATGACGCTGCGGTGGCCGCGGCCAAGATCATCGAGATGCGCAGCAACAGTGTGCATGTCGCCAAGGTCAAGGCCAAAGGCAATCAACGTCCACAGATCCACTTCCCGTTGAAGGTCTGTGGCCACACCTTTGTAACGGCCTCCGAATTTCGTGAGTTCGTCCAACGAGGCTGTGCCCAGTGCAGTGAAATCCCCACTGCCTACGATACTTGGAACAACTACCTGTGTGTATACACTGCGGGTAACATTGTTTCCTCCAAACTTGAAGACGCCGAGTTCTGCTGCGGCGAATGTGAAGGAGTTCACTAATGACCACTCGTACCCAAACCGTGATTCACCTCGAAAATACCGAGGCAACCCGCAAGTACCCATTCACCCGGAACACCTTGGACCAGATCCAAGATATCCGCTACAAGATGGAGAAAGAGATGGGGGCCGACGGGAACGACTATCTCATTCCAGCCCCTGTGGTAATCGCACAGGCCATCGACGAAATGCACGAGCGCCTCTTCCCATGAGCATCGAGGCGCAGGCACTGATTGCACTGGGGGTTATCTCCCTGCTGGAAGTGGGGGTGGCCATCGGCCTCCTCTGCTGGATCTTCAACAAACTGGGGAAGAAGAAATGATCGCAGGCATCCTGATCGTGTTGGTGTTGGTTGGCCTGTTCTGCTGGGGTGCCTACGGGCCATCCTCACTGAACCCTAAGAACTTCAAGTAGTAGCTTTGTAATAACCTCGGAGCCCGACAGTGAAGGGGAGCGCGGCTAAGTTGGTGCCCTACACCACACCTATCCGAGGTTATTGCAGATGCACCTACCTTTAAAACACAGGAGTAACACCATATGAAACATTACATCTATAAAGGCAACCGTCCATCCGAAGGCGCTGTACAACTCAAGAACGCTCTGGATGGCGTACTGATGAAATCCGAGGGCTCGTCCTACCGTGGCCGCCAAGGCACCTGTGTGATCAACTGGGGCACCATCAACGCCGAGGCCCAGCGTCTGGAGGCACTGGCTCCGATCTTCCTGAACAGCGTCAATGCTGTCAAACTGGCGTCCAACAAGCTGTCGTTCTTCCGCCGTATGCAGGAAGTCCTGCCCGAGCATACTGTGCCGTTTGCCGAGACCCTCGAAGCAGCCGAGAACATGCTGAATGCTGGTGGTCGCATCTTCGCTCGTACCGTCCTGAACGGCCACAGCGGCAGCGGCATCGTCCTGATGTGCAATGCCCGTGAAGCTGAAATCCAAGCGATCGCCAAGGTGCGCCGTAACAACCTGATGCCAGTCATCGTCTACGGCCAAGATGTCATGGACCCAGTGCGTAACTGCACACTGTTCACCCAAGGTATCACCGGCAAGCGTACCGAGTTCCGTGTCCACGTTGTCCGTGGTCGTGTCATCCTGACCCAAGCCAAGCTGCGCCGTGAAGGCCATGCCGACAACCCGAACAGCAACACCATCGTTCGTAACGTTGACTCGGGCTGGGTCTACGGCGTCAACAACGTCGAAGAGCAAGTGGGTGTCGAAGCTGTCCGTGCTGCGGCCATCCGTGCCGTCGAGGCAGTCGGTCTGGACTTCGGTGCGGTTGATCTGGTCTACAAGGAAGACAACCAAACTGCCTACGTTCTCGAAATCAACACCGCCCCGGGGCTGGCCGAAGAAGGCAGCGCTGTGGCCGCTTACTCCGAGGCCTTCAAGGAACTGTTTGTATGAGCCAGTACGTGCGTCAAGAAGTAAACCTTACCGAAGACCTCGCCAAGTGCCGCCGTGTGGCGGTCTATGGCACCTTGCTGTCGGGCTTTGGTAACAACCGTCGTCTCAATGGCGCACGGCTCATTGATGGTGCTCAGAGCTGCTTCTGGGGCACCATGTTCAGTGCTGGTGGCTTCCCAATCCTCAGCTTGGTCGAGCCCAACTCGATCATCACCTGTGAGATCTGGGAGATCCCCGAGGGTGAAAAAGGGGAGGCCATCATGGACTCTCTGGATGCCCTTGAGGGCTACCCGGGCTGGTATGATCGCAAGATCAAAACCTTTGTGATCCGCGGCGAGAAAATCGAAGCTTGGATCTACTACCAGAACATCGACGGCAATGCATTGCATGAAGTCCAGTCGGGTTGCTGGCGCACCTTCGTGGAGGAGAACAAGGTATGACTGTCGCTACTGTGACGGAGGCCGTAAAGGTCTACCGTGACTCCCCCAACACCTACGGCCATGAAAGCAACGATGAGTTGCGCCGTGAGTTGAAGACACTGATGGGGGCCAACGCCTCCCAAGTTCACCTGCAAGAGAGCATCAAAAGTGCCTTGGGCGATTCCGAGGCCGGATACGTGGAGGAATCTCTGGGTATCCGGCACCTCTGGGAACGACTCAAGGCCGCTGAGGATATCCTCCGGGCAGCCGAGGGGGTGTACGGTGAAAAGATTGCGGCCCTCCCTTGTATGACCATCCCGGGGAGTGTCCACTGTGTTCCATCCATCGCAATCCAACTCATGAAAATGGAGGCCAATAAGCCAGAATGAAGATCATCGGCGACTGCGCATGTCCGCAGTGTCGAGCTAAGGGTCGGGATAGCAAAGGAAACCACCTGATCCTGTTCAAAGAGGGTGACCGGCAGTGGGGTAAGTGTAACCGCTGTGGTTACCATGAGGTATTCGCTGAGGGGTTTGTAGCCCCTCCCCGCAGGGAACGCACTCCGGAGGAAATCAAGGCTGAGTTGGAAGAGGTGCTCACGTACCCGATCCAAGCCTTGACGTCTCGACGAGTGGCCAAGGGCGTTGCAGAGTGGTTCGGTGTACGGGTGGGGCTGTCCATGGAAGACGGTCAGGAGGTAGTCGAGCACTACTATCCACGAACCCGTGACAGGGAACTGGCTGCCTTCAACGTCCGGATTCTTAATCCCAAGGGCTTCTACTACCGGGGCAGTCCCAAAGGTGGCACCGATCCGTTCGGCTATGCTCAGTTGTTCCACAAGAACATTGGGCACAAACGACTGATCATCGCTGAGGATGAACTCTCGGCAATGTCCATCTTTGAGGCCATCCAGACACGACTCCAAGAGAAGCACAAGCATATCCGACAGGGCGTCATCAGTTGGTCTGCGGGTGTTGGCTCGGCTGCTCGTGACCTGGCCAAGCTCCAGAAGGAAGGTGTTCTCGGACGTTTCGAGGAGATCGTGTATGTTCACGACAATGACGACGAAGGACGAAAGTCCGTTGAAGTGGTACGCTCCCTCCTTCCAGACACCAAGTTCGTTGAGCTTCCCCTCAAGGATGCAAACGACATGGCCATGGCGGGACGAGGGCAGGACTTATGGTCTGCACTGATCTTCGGTGGCAAGACCAAGAGTCCTGACTGTGCGGTAGGTGTTGACGATATTATCGAAGATGCCAACAAGCCGCCAGAGTGGGGCAAGTCGTATCCGTGGGAAGGCCTTACGAACCTGACCTATGGGCAGCGCGATGGTGAAATCATCGGCGTTGGTGGTGGTACTGGCATTGGTAAAACTCTGCTGGCTCACCAGATTGCGGCATGGAACATCACTGAGCACGGTGAGAACTGCGGCGTCTTCCTCCTTGAGGAGAACGTCAACATGTCTCTCAAGAACATCGCAGGTAAGGTAGCTAAGAAGGCCTTCCACCGTCCTGACATTGAGTGGGACGAAGAAGCATTCCGAGATGCAGCTGGGAAGCTGCGTGGGAAGCTGTTCCTGTGGCGTAACAAAGGTCAGAATGACTGGGAGCATATCAAGGAGTGTATCCGGTATTGGGCTGTAGTCGAGAACTGCAAGTCCATTATGCTGGACAACATGACCACCTTGACCAACCACCTCAGCCCATCTGAGCAGAATACAGAGATTGCACGTATCGCAACAGAACTGGCCGGTATGGCAGATGAGTTGGGTATTCGCATCTTTGTCTTCTCTCACTTGAACCCACCCGGGGGCAAGCTCTCTCACGAGGAAGGCGCAGAGGTCAAGGAGCACCAGTTTACTGGCTCTCGTGCTTTGCAACGTTGGTGTCAACTTATTATCGGGTTCGAGCGTAACAAGCAAGCTCCCGATGGTGAGAAGCACCACTCCCGCATTCGTGTCATCAAGGATCGTAACTACGGCAACACTGGATTGGTCTACACCAAATACAGCGTTGACTCGGGGTGCCTTGAGGAACGCGAAGGTGATGAACTAGAGGTGCCGAGTGACGACGACGACTCCCCAATTTGAGTACGTTCTGTACGACATTGAGGGTGATGGGCTGTTCGATACTGTGACGAAGCTGTGGTGTGCAGTCATGATTGACCTCCCAACAGGGGTCACCAAGGGCTATCGCCCAGCTGAGTTAGAGCAGTTCGTGTGTGACCTATCCAAGGCTAAGCTACGGGTAGGTCATAACATTCTCGATTACGATGACCCGACTATGAACAAGCTCCATGGCATTTGGCTGCCCCCTGAGACAGCCGTAGACACGCTTGTGATGAGTCGTTTGTTCTACCCTGACCGCCCGGGTGGACACAGCCTTAAAAGCTGGGGTATCCGCCTAGGATGCCACAAGGGCGACTTCGATGACTTCTCCCAGTTCACCGAGGAGATGTATGAGTATTGCCTGCAAGACGGTAACGTCAACCTCGTACTGCTCAACTACTTCTTGAAGAACCTCAAGTGGACTCTGGAGGACTTGGTAAAATGGAGATTAAAGGTTGGCTAAAGCGCGTGACTACAAGCGTGAAAGGGAGCTGGCTATCCGACGGGGTGAAACCGGTGTGGGTAGCAAGTCAGGAGATGCTCAACGTCACCGGGCGAGACGTAAAGTTCAGAAAAAGCTCGGACGAAAGTTGGGTCCCAACGAGGTGGTCGACCATGTTAAGCGCGTTAAAGATGGCGGTTCTAACGCCCCTAGCAATCTTAGGGTGCGTAGTCTTAAGTCTAACGCTGCTGATGGGGGTCGGGTTGGTGATCGTAAGGCCAAGGGTCGCCGCAAGAAGTAATCAATGGGGATAATTATGTTTGAAGAAGATGGCAGCATCAGACTGCCCTTGGCCGAGGACATTGAAAACCCTTGGATGGATTCTCCGGAAGAGGAGGATTGGTTGGCTGGTGCAACGTGTAACCCGGATGCACCCGAAGAGTGTGAGTCCTGCCAATGAAGTGTACTTTCTGTGAGCGTGATCACAACGCAACCAAAGTGCTGGGTAGTTGCCCCCTGTGTGCCCCACCCTTGGGAGACATGTGGGACGATGATACAGATTTCCTGTCGAGCAAGTCCGCCTACCAATGCACCGATGAAGTGTGCGAGAGCTGTCAATAGGAGTAACGAATGGTAATCCAAGGTAGCATGGTGTTCTTTGCTGCATACTTCAACGTCATGCTGCTTGGGTTCCAGTCCCGACTGATGCGTGATAACCGTTGGCAACTGTCTATGGTTATGACCATCCTGATCACACTGGCCCAGTCCGCAACGATGTGGGCTGTGGCTAATAATCACCTTGGGATGCCCGTGTTCCTCGTACTGAGTTGCATGGGAGGCTCTCTGGGTATCGGCTCAAGTCACTTCTTCTACCGTGCTTACGATAAGTGGGTCTCGGAGAAGAAAAGGCTTGACAAAAATCAATAACTGTGGTATAATAAACCTTAGTTGCCGCCGGGGTTGCTTTACCCCTAGGAGAATGTATATGGGATTTGGTATTGGTAGTCTGTTGGGTGCAACCGTTAAACTGGTCACTCTCCCCGCTGTAGTGGTAGTGAATGCCGCTGCTCGTGAAACCCAAGATTTCGTCAAGGAGCTCAAACGATGAGTAAATTCACCCTGTACGGCTACCTCAGTGACAATGGTGACGGCTCTGCCTCCCTGCACTGGACCAGCAACCCGGACAGCGTTGATCTGGACGATGAGCAGTATTACATGTGCGAGGGCGACTGGGTCGAGGTTCTGACCTTTGATTCCCCCGAGGCAGCCCGGGCCTGCGGCCTGAGCTGGTCCGACGAGGAGGGTTGCTAATGGCCACCTTTCGTTCGGCGTATCAGTGGTCCCGCCGGGGCTACATCCCCAAAGCAGGCACCCGCTCCTTCAAGCGTGGCAACATTGGGCAACCGTTGTTTGCCGACTATCAAGTCACGTGGATCGGTGAGGCTCGTGCAGAACAGGCCTACAGCTTCTTCCGTTCCAGCAATCGCCCGTCCCAAGTGGCCAAGAATGTGATCTGCGTCAACGGTCGTTACTACAAGGAGATCTAAAATGGTCACTGTGTATGTTCTGACTGGCCAAGGTCGTTTCTTGGCTGTCTCCCGGGACAAGAAGGCTCTGGAGAAATTCAAAATGGATTACTATATGGGCGGGCATGACAACCTGCACATCCAAGAGCTGGAGGTTTGATGAACACCATCAATGCGTATCTGGAGGCCAAAGACGGCCTCAATCGCCTCAAGGATGCAGCTAAGGCTGAGTTCCTTGGTCTCACCTACCGTGAACGTTGTGAGGCCCTCCAGAACCTCGACATGACCTTCTTGGGCCATGAGGGTGACGGCGGCTTCCTCTATGGTGCCTTCCCGGGTGGTGGCTGGGGCAAAGTGGTCCAGAAGCTGGGCTACGAGCGTCACCAAAAGGTAGAGGTCCCCGAGATCATCTACAGCTTCTTCGACGCCCACTACGACGAAGGTGAGCTGCCCGAGGTTACCGAAGAGAACGTCTACAAGGCGATCTCCGAGGGGGATGCCGAGGTGTGCAAGCTTCTGCGTGCTTGTCTGGACCGTGGCATCTACTCATTCGAGTTCGACTGGTAAGGAGGTTTAATGCAGGATTGGGCCAAGGCCCTTGAGGTAGAACACCGGGTTGCATCAATCATGTCTCGGCAGGCACGCCGTGGGGTCTACTTCAACAAGAAGAAAGCCCAGTGGCTTATTCACGTCCTGACCGAACGCATCCTTAATATTGACCTTGTGGCTGTTCCTCAGATGCCACAGATGATCCATACAGCCGGAGCGTTCTCTAAGCCGTTTCTCAAGAGTGGAAAGCCGAATGCTCGGTTAGTAGCCCTATGGGAGCGTCTAGGGGAGTTCGAGGTGAGTGGCCCCTTCACTGCGATCGAGTACAAACAATTCGATCTAGGGAAAACTGCTCGCTTTAAGGACTGGATGCTGGACCAGGGTTGGATTCCTGACCAGTGGAACATCAAAGATATAACCGTTGGGACTGACGGCAAGAAACTCGAACCAAGCCGACTCAACGAGCAACTCAACAATTACATTGCAGACCTACGCCAAAGCAGATCTGGTCGTCTACGGATGAAGATCATGGGCATCAGGACCGGAATCGACACCATTGGGGACGTAAAGCGAAAGCTAACCAAGATGCGAAAAGTGCTCACAACTCCAAAGATGACTGAGGAGTCCATGGATACGGTCCAAGGTGAGCTTGGTAGCCTTGTAATGAAGCGAATGGTGTGGAGCCATAGACGTTCCCTCCTTCAAGGCCTCGTCGCTCAGGTACGTCCTGACGGCCGCTTAGAGGGATCAGCGAACCCTTGTGCCACCCCCACTGGTCGTATGCGTCACCGCGTCGTCGTCAATATCCCTGCTGCTCGTTCTCCCTTCGGTGCTGAAATCCGAGGGTTGTTCCAAGGGACTCCTGATGCCGTCGATGCGAAGGGCCAAGTGCTCAAGAAAGACATCGGGGAGAACGAAAGAGTAAGACCCTTTACGAACATCGTCGAGGTGTTCAAAGGTGGTAAGTGGAAGGTTGCCGGACACTGGAAGAAACACATTCCAGCAAATCAGTTAGTATTCGTCGGGTATGACGGAGCTGGTTTGGAACTCCGGATGCTGGCTCACTACGTCAACGATCCTGAGTACACACGGGAAATTGTCGATGGTGACGTCCACACAGCTAACCAGTTGGCTGCTGGCTTGCCTACACGGGACGATGCGAAGACGTTCATTTACGCCTTCATCTATGGTGCCGGGGATGGTAAGCTTGGAACGATCATTGGTGGTACGTCGAAGGATGGCGCACAGATTAGGGCTAAGTTCCTAGCGGCGAACCCACTCCTTGCGCAACTCATCGAAGATACTAAAGCTGAGGCAGCTCGTGGCTGGCTCCTAGGTATCGACGGTCGTAAGCTTGTCATGCGTCGTAGCGAGAGCGGTGATGTCGCTGTCCACAAGGCCCTTAACACAAGGCTACAGGCAGCAGGTGCGATTGTTATGAAGTATGCGATGGAATGGCTGGATGCTCGCGTGACTGAGATGGGTCTCCGAGCGTGGAAGGTTCTAGATATTCACGACGAAGGACAGTGGGAGTGTCATCCAGATGATGTTCCGGCTCTTCGTGGGTTGATGAACCAATGTGTTGCACAGGCAGGGATTGACCTCGGGATGAATTGCCCATTAGCAAGTGACTCCCAGATTGGTTCCTCATGGCTGGATACTCACTAAGGAGTTCTTATGAAGCGTGAACTGAAAGATTTGAAGCGGTTGAAGTATTGCAGCGGTTGCTGCCCGGGCCACGATGACTGGCCTTGCGACACCTACCGTAACAATCGAAGCAAGTCAGCAAGGGCGCGTGACATTAAGAAGGAACACCAGTGGGTACGGAGGAAGAAGAAATATCTCCTCCAACTTGAATTAAAAGCTTGACTTTGTACCGCAATTGTGGTATAATGTACCCCTTCTCTACAAAGGTATTATAAGAATGACTAAGAAAGTATCTGTTAAGTACACCTTCCCTAAGACTCGTGCGAACTTCATCAAAGTCGTCAAACCAGACACTGAATTCGTTGAGTCGGGTACTTACCAGATCACCTTGATTTACGATAAGCAGACCGCCGAGAAGATCAAAGCCGATATCGAGTCTAAGGACGCTCGACTGGCCGGACTGATCAACTACACCGAACGTGATGATGGCGACTGCCAGTTCAAGATCAAACAGAACCGAGTGCTGAGCTGGATGGACCGTACCACTGGTGAGCCTAAGCAGGCCATCATGGAGCCCATCTTGGTCAACTCTGACAACACCGCCTTCAAGGCTGAGAGCGACCCGTGGGGTGGCACTACCTGCGAAGTTGGTGCAGTGATTGAGACCCAGAAGGGTGCTCGTGGTAAAGGTATCATTGCTGCCCTGCGACTGCGTGGGGTCCGCTTCTACGATGTGAAAGTCGGTGGTGCGGCTGAGGGCGATGGTGACCCGCTGTTCGGTGGTCCAGTGGCAAACGCCAAGGTGGATACTGATGCGTTCGAGGATGTTAATCTCGGAGGTGATGATGCAGACGACCTGCCATTCGACACCGATGAGTCCTACATCTAAGGCTCTAACGGATTGGTACTTGAGGGGCCCTTCGGGGCTCCCACCTAAAGTCTTCGGAGAAAGATACTGTGACCATTGCAAACGAGAAAGACCCCAATGGAGTGGATCAACATGCCCCCGGCGCTAAATTGGATGCTGGCAAAGTTGATATCGGACTGCTGTTCGAGTCGTTCCCTAATGCGCTCACTGGAGTGGCAATGGTGGCGACCTTCGGAGCAGCCAAATATACTCGTGGTGGCTGGAAGACAGTCCCCCAAGGCATTCAACGGTATGCGGCTGCCGAAGGGCGTCATAAGCTGAAACGCTATGGCGGCGAGAAGAATGATCCAGACAGTAAGTTGAATCATCGCTTCCACGAGTGCTGGAACGCTCTAGCCCAGCTTGAATTAGAACTCACCAACTCGGGAGAGTAACGTGACCGTTTACGAGAATAAGAACTACCGCGTTGATTACATCGACGGCATTTACAAGGTAGTCAATCAGGTGACTGGGGCGATTGAGGAGAGTCATGAGATTCTCCCCAAGGCTCTCGTCTCAGCCCACATGTATCATGACGCCATTGAGCGTTTCCATACTTCCCGCCAACGAGAAGCTAACGAGGCCAACAATGTTGTTGACATTAGAACCCCGCGCTAAGACCATCCCGGGCAACTACCAGAGAGAAGGCTGGGAGACTCCTGAGATGGGAACCCCGGGCTATTCTATCACCCCGGAAGCACTGGAGCTGGCCCGTAAGCAAGAACTTGAGTACACCGATTGGAGAGAGTATGAACGTCTCAAAGCGCCGCAAGAAGAACATCCAGAGTATCGTGGTAAAAGTGAAACCAGCTCCATCCAGCAACACTGGGAAGGAATCCTGCGAGAGCTCGAACCAATGCCAAGGGGTGCGTAATTGGGCAGAGCGGGTAAAGACTGTCTACGGTAAGAACACTTGGGAGATGGATTACCAAGAATACCAAGACTATGTGTCGGCTGAGCGTAAGCGAGGTCACCTTTACACATGATTGCAGGGATCGATGGAGACGTACTTCGGTACGAGCTAGGGGCGGTCGCGATGGAGAAGGAGGCAATCTTCGATATCGAGGTCATGCGCCCTTGGCCAGACGCGGATGTATACGAACTTGTCGATCAAAGAATCACACAAATCATTGAAGCTGTTGGAGCAAATTCGTATGAAGTCTATCTCACTGGACCCGGAAACTACAGGGAGGGATTGGCCACTATCCGGCCTTACAAGGGCAATCGGACGGGTCTGGAAAAACCTTATCACTGGGAGACAGTCTCAAGGCGACTCAAGGAACACTGGGGCGCAATTACTGTCGCTGGGATTGAAGCGGACGATTGGTTGGCGTTACGAGGAACCGAAATGGGACCAGACTACGCTATCTGCTCTCGCGACAAAGACCTCAGGCAAGTCCCGGAAGTGGTTCACTATTCGTGGCCATGTGGAGAAAAGCAACCCGCTGTGGGGCCTTTTACAGTCGAAGGTATCGGAGCAGTCTGGGCTGACTTCAAGCTGTATGGGGTTAAGCAGCAAAAAGCTTGGAAGCTTCATGGTAATGGCCCGGCCTTCTTTTATGGGCAATTACTGGTCGGGGACAGTGTGGATAACATCCTCGGCTGCCCCAAGGTCGGCCCTAAAAAGGCAATGGACCTGCTTGGCCAACTTCGAACTGAGGAAGAACTCTTCCGGGCCTGCGTCTATGAGTATCACAAGGTCTATGGGGATGAGTGGGGGCTTTATCTCACTGAGAACGCCCGGCTACTGCACCTCCTTCGAAGACGTGATGATGTGGATCTTAAAATCGAGGGTAACCTCTACACGGTAACACCAACTAAACTTTGGGAGATTCCCTATGACACAAGCAACTATTTCTATCGAGACAGCTTTGGAGATCTGCAAAGGGGTCTGCAAGACAGTTGATCTCGCCTTTGGGCACACTGGTTACATCGGTGGTGGCTTCATCCGCGACGTTGAGAACGGGATCGAACCTAAGGACATTGACCTGTTCGTTGAAGCCCGCGGAACTGACACTGATCAGATTGACCAGTTCGCCCGAGCTCTCTACACCACTTTCGGTCAAGAGTTTGAACTGGAGGGCCAACACGCCAAAGAGGATAATGACGGGGATGAGTACCCCCAATATCTCCGGGTGTACAAGGCCACTAAGGTTCCCGAAGACCAGTACCCCATCAACCTGATCGTTACCCCGGTCAACCACCCACACTCCATGGAGTTCGATATCGGAATCTGTGAGGTCTACGGCTACTACCGCCGGGAGCGTGACGCCTTCTCTGTACAACGGACCCGTACCTACCAACGGGATATCGACAACAAGACACTGACGATCCTTCGTATCCAAGACCCTATGTTTCAGGCGTTCGAGGATATGAGGAATCCGGAGGTGTTCTCCCGGTCACTTGAGCGCCACCTGCGTCACCTCGCTCGTGTTAAGGAGAAGTTCCCAGAGCACCGTGTTGTGTTCGAGCAGGACTTCCTTGCCAGCGAGTATGGTCGCCAAGCGTACCCGGTCTATCTGGAGCGAGGCTTCATTGAAGAACCACGGACGTTACTTCCGGCCGAAGTTGAAGGAATTGATTGGGACGCCCTTCGACAGCAAGACGGAGCGCGATTTGTACAAGATGTTCAGCGACAGCAAGAGCGAGCAGTTGCCGACTTGGCCCGAATGCAAGGACAAGCCGACTTCTTTGCCCAACTGCAACGAAATGATGCATGGCAAGCTACTCTTCAAGCCGGAGCCCGTGTCGTACGTCGTTGAGCATAAGTACAACCCTGACTTCCTACTGATGGCGCCCGAGGGTAAGCTGTTGGTGGAAGTCAAGGGGTACTTCCAAGAGTCCTCCGAGGCTGCGAAGTACATCTGGGTGCGCAAGAGTTTGCCAGAGGGAGAAGAGCTGGTGTTCGTCTTTGAACGACCACAGACTGAGTTCCACTGGTTGAAGAAACGCAAAGACGGTACACGTCAGACAATGGCTGAATGGGCGGACAAGAATGAGTTCCGTTGGTTCACCCTAGAGTCCTTTAAGGAGCAATACTTTGTCGCGAAAGAATAATGATACTCTGGTGATCGCAGATGCGCAGATCAAAGCTGGTGTCCCTTTGGGCCACATTCAAAAGCTGGGTGAGTGGATTGCGGATCACCGACCCAAACGCATTGTCAACATCGGCGACTGGTGGGACATGCCCAGCCTGTCATCCTACGATCGTGGTACTGCCAAGATTGAAGGTCTACGAGTTGCTGAGGACATTCGAGCTGGAAATGCTGCTATGCAAATCTTGCTGGCACCGCTACGTGCTTTGCAGGAACACCAGCGGGCGATGAAGAAGCGAGTGTATCAGCCAGAGATGCACTTCCACATCGGCAACCATGAACAAAGGATCAAACGGTATGAGAATGCGAACCCGGCGATCCACGGCCTCATCGGGTATGATCACTTCGATCTGTCTGGCTGGACTGTTCACGATTTTACTGATGTCAATGTTATTGAAGGAGTATCTTTCTCACACTACTTCTATAACCCGAATACAGGTCGTCCTTATGGTGGCACTGTTGAGCATCGCCTTAACAAAATTAAGACCAGTTTTGTCCAAGGCCATGAGCAAGGGTTGAAGTTTGGTTGTGAGGCGGTGTTGGGCCAGAAGCGCATCTACGGCTTGGTCGTAGGCTCGTTCTACCAGCACGACGAGGAATACAAAGGTCCTCAGGGCAATGCCCACTGGCGTGGCTGCGCGCTCCTGCGTAACCACAAGGATGGCGAGTATGACCTGCAATTGCTGGGTCTGGATCAGTTCCTGTGAGACTTTGGGGCTACCTTAAGGATCTCTTGGAGTCCATCCCTACTGGCTGGAGTGATAACCGTGAGTAACCTTCCAACTAAGTACTATCTGAAAGCTCTGGACCCACGGCATGCGCTGTTGGTTCAGGGCAAGGTGTTCCTCTGCCAGCAGTCTCCTTGGGATTGGTTGGCTACTGTGACGCAATCTCCGAAAGCCCGAGAGGCCTTCGTGGTTGAGCCAGTGGAGGAAATCTATTTTGCATCCAAGGGGAACCTGAGGTATGCCCATGAACGAAGCTGAGTTACAACACATGATCGAAGCCATTGATGCGGCCCTCCTTGCCAATCACATTGAGCAGGAGCGACTCCACAAGGTGATCATCGAGGCCCAGTGGCAATCGGAACTCTTCCGTCGACAGGCTACTCAAGCTGAGGACAATCTGATTAAAGAAGAGCGTTCTGCGGCTAACCTTGAGAAGCAGCGCCGGGAGCTGCTAGCATGAAACCTGAGGACTCCCCGTACATATTAATCCTCGGGTTTTTACTCTTCTTGATTTTATTGTGACCAAAAAAGGGCACCCCAGAGAAATCCGGAGGTGCCCTTTTTTTATGCCTTCAGTGCAGCGATGATCTCGTTAATCTTAGCTTTGATAGCCGCGATATCTGCGATCACCGTTGGAAGGTCTGTAGGTGCAGCAGTGGTGATGTTGGTAAGGGCGACAATCTGGGTTTTACCAGTGGTGCCTCCTTGTAGAACACCATCAACAACCAGCGCCTTGACAGCACCAGCAGTAGTCCGGATATCAATATTGGGGGCGGCTACGTCGAAGACTTCCTTGCCGTTACCAGTGTTAGTGTACGAAAATGCCATTATTCTTCTCCACCATTAATGTAATCCGTAGCCCATTTGAATGGACGGATCGGAGTTTGCTTCAATAGGGTTTGACCGATGATACCAACATCTGGGTTGTCTTCCAGAGACTGGATAGTACGGTAGCCACCAGTTACAATATCTTTAGCCATCCCTGCGGCTGGGCCAAGGGTCGTCGATACCGGGTCCGAACCGTACCGAGGTGAGGCAAAGAAGTCCACAATCATAGACGCCTGCAATGGCATGACGGTCTGGTTTACAACATCCATGAACCGTTGGGTATCATTGCGTTTGTCATCATAATTAAATTCACCACTCTTGGCGATCTGCTTGAGTTCATCTTGAGCGTACCCAAGGGTCAACATCATACCGAGGATGAACGATGAACCTACTAGAGCAGAGGCTGCTTGAGTACCTGAACCTGCGTATTGAGGAGAGAATCGACGAGCAAGCTGAGGGAGAATTACGTTTCCAAAAGCTGCTGGATATCGTTTCAACATGGCCAACATCGCCATCTTCGGCTCGTTCATCCACAAAGGGGTGTTCGAGAGGTTCGTCTCCAGTACGGACTGATCCGAGAAACGCTTTATGCCCAGCCTGCGGGCATCTCTCGCCGAAGCAACGAGTGCAGGTGTGTCCGGAGATAACAAAGCCTTCGCCTGACCTTGAGATCCCACCTCAATGCCCATTGACCGCAGCTGATTCTGGTACTTGCGACCAACCGCACTGGTCACTGGTAGTCCTTGAGCAAGCGCGCTTAGGTTACGTGTGATGATCTGGTCAGCGGTCTTAGCTGCGTACACACGGGTTACGTGGGTCAGCAGGGACAGTCCGTTGGCAATGAAGAACACACGGTTGACCTTAGCTGCGTTCTTGCTAAAGATGTTAGCCCCCAGACGCTCTGAGGCAACCGAGGTGGCTGCTTCGAAGCTGATGTTAGCCTCACTAGCCAGCTGAGCGAACTCAGTGCGTGGGGCCTTCCGGAGAGGTGCTACGAGGGCTTTCCCAAGTTCCTGAATGGTCGGGAAAATGGATTGCATTGCAGCACCGATATCACCCCGAATAGCAGGAGTCATAAACTCAGTTAGAGAGGAGAGGGCTGCCAATGGCAACGTCTTCATGGTCAGTACTGCACCAAGCGTTGATTGCGCTGTACGAAGCGAAGGGTCTTGGATACGTCCTAGAGTACCAGAGTAAGCATCCAGTAGATCGTACATCCGGTCTACCTCTGCCTTGGGAACTTGTCTCCCCTTGGACTGTGCATCCTTGATGATCTTTAGGATCTGAGCGTTAGCCTTGGATCCATCTGCACCAAACCGCTCGGTGAAAGCCAGACGATGTGCAGCACCTTCGAAGTAGTCCTTGATAGCTGCCACTCGGTCCGAAGGGGACTGTTCAACGGCATACTTATTGAGGACGTTCTGCGGTACTGCGGCGAATGCACGGGTACGCTCAAGGTGTCCGAACTCAGGGATAACATCACCTTGAGCAAACCGGTAGCGAGCACGTTCTTCGTCTTGTCCCTTTTGGGCACTCTTTGCAATCTTCCACTCCCCATTAGCATCCATCTCAACCTGACGCTTTACTTGAGGTGCCATGTCGGCATTCTCAATGCGGGCTTCTTGATCGAGGTAGGAGGTTAGGGCTTTCTCGGCATTAGCACGAGATTCAAAATAAGGAGTAATATCTTGGATAAACTGGTCCGGATTAGCAGCCATTGCCTCACGATCGAGACGAAACGGCATGTGTCCTTCGATGTACCCAATGTCAGAAAGGCCTTTATCTTTGGCGGTCGAGTGTACGTCGTCCATTACCTTACGGATGACAACGGCGTCAGGATTATCCTTGAGTCGCCCCGGGGTGCTCGCGTCTTCGATGGCAGCGTTCCACCGGGCGTCATCCCAACCGTTGGTCCCTTCGTTCAGCTCAGTACGCCACTTACCGGCCATGAGGTCTCCACTCTCGTAGATAGTCTCCTTGCTAGCTGTACGACCGGTCATATCGGGGCGGAAGTTCTGTACAAACTCACGGGCAAGTGGCGTAGCGTTCGCCAGTCCTTCTAACTTGGAGGTAGCATGACCACCAAAAGTATTCCAAATCCGACCAGCGAGACCCTCCTTAGCCGTATTCGTGGATTGCTCAAGGGGGGTAGTGGCGCTACCCTCGACCCGTTGGTTGTTAGCTACACGACTAGCTGCCCCAGTGACAACACGACCAGCGCCACCCAACATAGAGCCTGCAAGCCCTGCGTTGAGCATGTTCTCCATGGTCTGATCGATGTCTATATCGGTTCCAGAACCTTTAGCGCTTCCCGCGGACGCGAGGAGTTCCTGAGCTGCCTCCGTAGCGCCCTCGACAGCGGCCCCTTTGACGAGATCTATCGCAGCCCCAACAGGCATCTTCTGCTTGACAAGGCCTTGAACTACGGCTCGTTCCCCAAGGGTTTTCACGAATGGCTTGAGAAGCACGGACGCGCCAACACCATCCAGCGCTGCCATGCCCGCACCTGTGCCAATTGCCGTCCATGGGCTCTTCGCGTCGGGATCCAGTTCTCGGATGCGATTCTGCACATCCCCTATGTTGACACCAAGGGAGCCAAGGGTGCCACCAATGAAGGCACCAATTGGGCCCCCAAATCTCCCGCCAGCTACAGCCCCGGCAACAGTCGGAGCCATACTCGGGAGAGACCCAGCAATGTTCTCTTGGACCCACTCTCCAGCCGTACCAGCGTCTTTAATGTCGTAAACGCTATTAGTGTTAGTAGGCGTACCGAACTTGAGAGCTTCCTGCTCGGCCTCAGCTCGGAACTGCGCACCAGCATCCTCCGCGAACTGAGAGCCAAGGGCTTGCCCAAGGGCTTCCGCGGTCCCGCCCAAGTTTTCCTTGAGGGTCTGGACGCCGCGGCCAAGGGTTGAGCGCAAGGCATCTGGGTCTACAGGGGCAGCAGTCAGCCCAGCAGCTTCACCGGAGGCACGTCTAGCTTCAATCTTCTCAGCGAGGGATTGACCCCCTTTGAGGTCCATCTTTGTTGCACCACGTGCTTCCAGTTGATCTGCAAGAGCCATTTTAGTTCCCTTTCACTCGCTTAACTTTAATGTCTGGATTGCCGAAGAAAGTCGGCTCCTCCAGTTCATAACCATCCTCCACCAACGTATCCAAGATTTCGTTGAGGGAGTAGTCTTTTGTAGCTGGGTCTTTCAGAGCGTTACGGAGTTGTTGGCTGAGTGCCGACAAAGAATCTCCTTTAACGTTCTGACCACGACCTTTAGCCCACTCAGATACAGCCGACTGAGCATCTTTGGTAGTGAGAGACTCACCTTTGATCTGACCCGACGGGTTGTCAATCTTGGACTGACGTAGGGCTTGCTTAGAAGCTGCCTCACCTTGTTGGAGCTTGAGCTGTTCCCCGAGAAGGCCCAAACGGGCACGGGCAGCTGCTGCACTAGAGTTAGCAGCAAAAGCTTTGGTACGGGAGTCGGCCTCCATGATGCCAATCTTCTTGTCACCTTGGCCCAGGCTGCGTTCACCCTGCTCTTGACGAACCTTACGGTCTCCGATCTTGGACTCAACATCGGATTCGGTAAGATCAACCTTACGGTCCTCTCGGGCATCTTTGTTACGAGCCATTTGTTGTTCGAAGGCCATCTTACCAGAGGCAAGGTTGCGGTCGAGCTGTTTGTTCAGGCTGTCATGGAAGGCAGCACCAGCTTGGCCAGACTTATCGAACACAGAGGCCAGAAGGCCACCAGCCACCAAGGCATACGACACATACTTCGAGAGGTCGCTCTTGTCCATGGTCTTCATGGCAGCGATCTCAGCTGTTACCGCGGACTTGTGCTCCTCGGGAGTCAGTTCCTTACCTGCCCTTTGGGCATCCGCCTGTACGACACCTTCGGCCAGCTGGGAGACATGAACCTCGCCAGACTGCAAGCCTTTGAGTGCCCCCGCCTCAATGCGTTGACGCCCTGCTTCCACCTGAGGAGCAGCCTCGGCTACAACCGCAGCTTCCACCTTCTTTTCAGGAGCCATCGGGAGCATAGACAAATTTTCAGTACGAGTAGTATCAGTTTTGGGCATCATGTCCATAAGGCCACGAGCAGACTGTACAGCACGGTCAGCCATACCCATTGCACTTTGGACACCACGGACAGGAAGCTGGGGGTCAGCCTCTGCTGCCAACCTTACGTCTCGCTTATTGGCAAGGTCCTGAGCGTTATCCCAAGCACCAGTACCAAACTTCTCATTCGCCCCACGACCAAGCTCATAGACAGCACCAAGGCCACCTAAGGCTTTACCTGCGGTAGACATCAAACCACCGGCTGCTCGTCCAGCCTGGCCTAGGTTAACACTACGTTGTCCCTCAGTCCAGCCACCAGTCTTAGCAGCCTGTGCAGCACGCTGTGTGGCCGCTTCCTGAGCTGCTCGGGCCTGATCCATAGAGGTGGCAGGGGTGTCCCAAAGGGCTCGTTCAGCGGCCCGACGGATGCCCTCAGGGAGTACCGAACCTTCAAATTGCAGTAGACCTGCCATATACTTTCCTCATCGTGCCAATAGGCCCGGAATCTTATTGAACGAAGCTGCACCTGCCATATTCATTCCGGAGATATCTTGTGCGGAGAATGGGTCGGGTGCTCGACCACCTCGGTATGCTGGGGCTTGCATCAAGGGTTGCTGCTGTTGCTGCTTCTGACCGCCCAAGGCCATAGATGCAGCCAATAGTCCTTGGTTAATCATTGCATTACGGTCTTGGCCAGCTTGGTAAGCCTCTTGGGCTTTTCCAAAGGACAACTGCTCGTTAGCAGCAGGGATGGTGCCAGCGAGGTCCATAGGCTGTTGCTGTACTTTAATCTGGGACATGTCAGTAGGGGCAGCCGTAGCTGCACCCCCTAGGCCCCAAAGGTTTTGGAATAAATCCATCATCCCAGCAGACCCCCTACACCGCCACCAACCTGACTACCAGTCATGGCGCCCATCGGGCCACCAACCATAAAGCCTAGGGCAGCACCACCGAGAGAGCCAAGGGCACCAAGGCCACTGGAGCCACCACCAGACCCTTTAGAGGTAGTCTGAGTAGTGCCGCCCATGTCACCTGAGATGAGTGCCTTATAGGCTGCCAGATCGTTGAGGTCTACGTTGTTCTCGTAGGCCCACTTCTCCAGAGCACCTTTGATCTCAGCTTGGTTCTGACCTTGCTGGAGGGCACCGGAGTCGTAGATCGTAGTGTTACCCGAGTTCAACCCCTTAGAGATAGCCGAGAGGTTATTCAGGGTGTTAGTTCGGTTGTCATTGAATCGCTGCTGGTCTTGAAGTGCCATCTGCGAGGCAGCGTTAGTCTGAGACTGACCCAAACGAGAGCGGGCCAAGCCCTCAGCGATACCTGCCCGACTAGAGCCAAACTGTCCAGCATTGGTAGCTCCTTGTCGGATCTGACCGGCTTGGTTGGTATCAAAGTCGAAGTTAGACTGCTCATACATGTTTGCAAGAGCGTCATTTAGGCCAGTCTTGGATGGGTCGTATGTACCCAAGGAGTCCATCAAGGATTCCATACCAAGGCCATTGTAGATATCCGAGAGGCCTTGGCCAGTCCCGGTCATACCTTTAATTGCCGCAAGCTGTTCAGGGGTGAAGTTGGCTACAGGATCAAAGTCCGAAGAGCCACCGTAGTTCTTATCAAAGCCACCACTATCGAGCCAATCAGTGGCACCGCCTAAGAGTTTATCGTACTCTTCTTGCTGGTGTGGGGTAGAAGTGGAAGTCGAGGATTGCTTCTGAGAGCCGCCACCTTTGAAGTGTTTCCCCATATCTTCATAGGGGACACCCATAAGGCGCTTAACGTTAAACTGGAGGGGATTCATGAGATACCTCTTTGGTAAACAGGACCGAGTCTGTGGTGTATCCACGGGACTCTAGGATTTTCTTCCATCCCGGCCTACCCTCACATGTAATGAACTTGCAACCCTCGGCCTGAGCAATAGCTGTCAGGAAGGTGTCTATCAAGTCCCAATTGACGGGAGTAGTGTTGCTGGGATCCTTGCCAGACCAGAAGAAGTTGAGGGTTTTGGCCAGAGGTGAGTAGGTGAACTGGAAGATACCAGAGTAGCCAGACTCAGGCTCAAAGAATCCATAGACTTCTCTATTGACTAAATGATCAACCAGTAACTTCATATTCCAGTAACTTCCAATACTGGTGTTCTGGAAAGCTCGTTCTAGACCTGAGACCATCTTAGGAAACAGTTCAAGAATATTTTGATTAGAGATTAAAGTGATCAAATTGAATACCTAAAGAAAACCTATAGAACCATTATACCACACTTCTGAAAGTATGTCAAGTGTTTTTTACAAATGTTACAATTAACCGATGTAAACCCACCCAGTGGTGCCATATCTGTAGAGGCCTTCTTGGCCTGTGCCTAATGGATCACTGCCGGTGTCTCCGGGAACAAGGGGGTTCGCAGGTACACCCGCTAGATACCCCACCCAACCCGGCTTAAGTCTTACTGGAAGTTTGTAACTGATCTCCCACTGTCCAGCCAAAAGGTTGTTCACCGCGAGAGCAACCCGGGTGAACTCCTCAGACAGGTATGGAAGCAACTCCTCATCCATCCGAGGAGGCACCGAAGGGCTGTATTGCATTATCTCTTGCCTCCCAACTTGTTAGTCTCAATGGTGTACCCTGAGAACTCCCACTGCCCTACACTGTCGAACTCAAAGCGGACACCAATGTATCGTCCCTGTACCCGACAGTCGATCTTAAAGTCAGTCCCAATCTTGTATGGGAAAGGCCCTTGCCAACGAACAGGGGCGTCCATGATCTGGGATGCACCCACGTAGATGTTACAGATGCCCGAGCCCTTGATGTGAGGGGTGATAGAGTTGACGTTCTTGAAGTGGAGGTCATCCCCACCATACAAGTCAGTCCTCATTAAGGTGGACTTGAAACTGGATGTACCAAACAAAGAGGTGTCACCCACAGAGTAGGTGGCCTTATTGCTCTCAGACACCAGCAGAATCTTGTTCTTGGCTGGGTTGTAAGTGGAGTTACCCCAGACAGTCGTATCGGAGTCCCAAGGGTTGGGGTCAGATGCCCAAGTGTCAGGGGTGCGTGGGTCGATTACACCAAAGGTAGCATAGACGATCTGGGGAAGATCCCGGAAGGTCCACAGGCCAGTAGTCCAGTTATAGATGGCCGCACGGTCGCAATAAGACCCAGAGACGGCCTCTGCGGTGCTTTGGAAGCAAACCCACATCTCACTATTGGCGTAGTCCGGGACGACGAAGACGGAGTTGTTGGAGCCCGCACGGATGGCATCAAAAAGGGCCTTCTTAACCTTCCCTTCGATTACCGAGTTCTTCTGTACGCCGTTGTGAACATAGACGTCACCTTGGCCTACAACGAAGTGTTTACCGTCGAATTCAGCTGCGCAGTTCTGAGAGATCATCCCAACGTCATCGAAGAGCTGCTGGAACTGGAAGACGAACACACCACCGATGTATCTCATGGTGTATACAGAGTCTTCTTTGTAGATGATGAACTGGTCACGCAGCTTCTTGCCATCTACGATTGCACCAGCGGTGTCCGCCAGTGGGTTCTCACCAGCGTCGTTCGTAGGATCAGTCTCGTCCCAAGTGAAGGGTACGTTGCCGGGATCGGCCGGACTGGACCACTTAACCACAGTTGGCATCTGGACAGAAGTCTTGGTGAGGTTCAGGGCAATGAGGTAGTTCTTGAATGGACGGACAACCTTGGCTTGCAATCCAACAGGCCAGTTAGTCAGGTCTGCGAATTGGCTGCCACCAAAGGTAGTAACAAACTGGGGGACGTCCACTCCATTATTCATGATGGCTACGCCCGAGAGGAAACCACCATTCCACTTAGCAGAAGGGATTGTGGAGTAAGGAGCTGCTCGGGATACATCAATATAGGCTGTACCTTCAGTTCGGAAGATTTTGTCCCCACCGGTCACAAACCAATAGGGGGTAGCTTCCGAGAGATATGGCATAGCATACTTAGGCCCCCGGCCCCCGGGGAGTGCCCCGAAGACCGCCTCATGGCCTTGCGACTTGATGGCCTTACCATCTTTGAACCTAACGTTACGACCCTCGTTCCAAGCGTTAGGAGGAAGGTCAGACGGGTTCGGGTCAGTAAAGATACCAACCGCGTTCTTAATTTCCTGCCGGTCGAGGTCGAGCATAGATTAATCCTTGATAACCCAGAAGAGTGCCATATAGGGCATCATGTGGTTTTCGGTAGAGACTACTGCTGTTGCACCGTGAGTGTGGATACCACCACCACCAGTGGACACAGAGGTCATGTACGAGTTGGGGGTGTTGACGCCACCAGTGTTACCCGGAGCTGCCTGACCCCAAGGGGAACCTACGGTGTCGTTAGATCCCAAGGCAACGTTGTGGTTGTGGCTTGGCATCTCAGCGACGGTAAGAGCGTGACCTTGTACTGTGACGGTAGAAGTGTGGCCGTGGACCATAGAGCCACCGATAGAGCCATTGGTGAAACTGAGGCCGGCCCCCACGATTACTCGGTCCATCAGATACGGCACAGGCTTACCAGTGGAGATGGTGCCCACACCATTACACACTTTCCAACCAGCAGGCAGGGTGTCCAACCCATAGCCCCAAGCCATGATGAGCCCGGGGTCAATCGTAGAGCCCGGACGGGACAGTTTGTTGATCGCTGTATGGGAGGCAGTTACCTGACCGGTGACATTGGGAAATGTCCGAAGCAGCGCTGCCTTGATATTACGGATATGGTCATCACCCTGAGACTTAGAGTCTAGGCCATCGGGCCATGCAGAGTTGAATTCATTGATAAATTGGGGATTCTCAACGGCCATCAGTTCTCTCCTGACGATCCTTAACAACCGCCATGTCAGTTCTAAGTTGGATGACAGCTTCAGTGAGGCTCTTAGTGGCCGCAATGTTCTCTTTCAACAGAGTGCTGTCCGTGGAGCTCTGGACGTACTGACCCCCCAACGAGATGGCCACGCTGACCAATAGTGGGAGGCCGATACCATTAATCAGCGAGTCCATAGATTCTTACCTCAACCAGCTTCCCCCACAACCAGTACCGCACCATCCACTTGTGCGTACGCCCAGACAGCAGAGATGGGGATACCCCCAGCAAAGTGCATTCGGTCGGTCTTCAGGAACTTGTAAAAGTCGTTGGGGCCCGGAGTATCCTCTCCTAGGGCAATGAATACATCTTGGTTGCCCTGAGTGGCAAACCCAAGGAAGGTCCGATGGATGTTACGGGGAACAATCTTGGTGGGGGTCATAGAGAGGACATAGCCCTTTGTCTTGAGGTTTACCCCCATTACTACACAACTCATACGGCCTCTCCATATACTAGGGTACCTGTACCAGATGCCCAAATTTCCCCAATTGGGATGAAGCTGTCAAAGGTTACGTGAGCACCATCCTTAATCGTGAAATACGAAGTGGTTGCTGGGGTGTAACCAACGGCTACCTTAACGTCACCGCCAGACGCTGCTAGGAACAGCGCCTTGCGATGGACATTGTGTGGTAGCACCTTGATGGCTGTACCCGAGACTGCTACGCCAAGGGTTTCAAACATCTTAGTGCAGGACATGGGCTGCTCCTTACTTGACGTCGAGTTTGCGGGCTACTGCCTCTACAATCTCATTATCGAGGGTGCTGTCGGTCTTGGCTGCCCACCGACGGAGGGTAATGACGACAATCTCGCCAGCAAGCTCTTTAGCGAAGGCCGAGAGCAGCCAAGTGGATACATATTTCAGAACAATGTGCATAAGTCACCTTAAGTAATAGTTACGCCTTCTTTCGCCAAGAACGCTTCGAGGTAGGCAACGTGGGTTGCTTCTGGCCAAGTAGCTCGACGTTTGAAGATCATTTGGACGGCATGGGTGCCGCCATCGTTTGGAACGTTGTGGAACCGTTCGTTCTGGTAAGAAGCGGCTGCACCTCCAACTTCGCCAAGGACCATCGAGAAAGTGCCCTGAGAGACACCATCGATAAACAGTTGGTAATCCAACATGTTAGACGCAGTTGCCGAGAAGGCAAATCCAAAGCTTGGCCCCTTAACGTTGAACGAGACAGAACAATCACCAGAAGGTGAAGTACCAGCTCGATACAGACGCTGCACACCGAGACGAGCCGCAGGTGCCTCACGATCTACGATCTGAGTGCCAGCAGGCAGGTGTGGGACAAACCGTGGGTCGGTTGGCAGGAGAGTCTGAACAACCTCTGGCGGCTCTGGATCAGGAATGGTTCCACCAACGGCAGACAAACCACCACCCTGTTTGTACAGAACTGCTTCGATGTACAGAACCTGAGTAGTCCCAGGGAAATCTGGGCGATACTTACCAACAATCCGGATGGTGTGAGACGCAGAGTCATCTGGAATGGAGTGCCAACGGATGTTGCGGTAAACAGTAGTACCACCGCCAGCTTCCAGATACTTAGTGCTGAATCGACCTTGAGAGACACCATCGACCAGTACTTCGTAATCCAGAATGTTCGTAGACAACGAGGAGTAGGCAATACCGAAGTCTTTACCCTTCGCAGCGAACTCGAAGTAGATATCACCACCGTTAGTTGCGTTCATCCGGTACGGACGCTGACGGCCCAAGTAGGCAGCAGACGAATCACGGTCAATGATCTGAGTGCCAGATGGGGCAGTAACAGTGAAGATTGCATCATCAGGCTTAACAGCAAAGGTTTCCAGAGGCGGCTCCGGAGGAGTTACCGAAGTGTCAACCGAGGCTTCCAGTGCTTTGATGATGTTGGTTGCCATTACCGAGTAGCCCCACTGGTTAGGGTGGAGTTGGTCTTTGGCGTATGCCAGACGATCCATACCTTGGAAGATTCCGTAGTTGTCTACGAAGTCCACGGCACGTTCCCGGGCAACCATGTGGAGAGCATTCCGGATATCCGACTGCTGGAGGTTAGCACCAACTACCGGAATAGCTGGGTTAGATACCATCAAGATCGGAACACAATAACTGGGGATTGCATCCAAGAGGTTCTTAGCCTCAGTCTGGATATAGTTTGTAGTCTGTGGTCCACGGATGGTGCCACGGTCATTGGTACCCAACTGTACGAAACAGAACTGGTCACCTGCGTTGACTGCACAAGACTCACTATAAGTCCAGCAAGTTGGTGGCAGGTTGTACAGACGGTAAGAGTACAGAGACGAGCCGTTGATGCCGTTGTTGGTCAACCGAAGGGTTTTCGGGATGATCAAGCCATGGATCCGAAGAACCTTGGTAGGAGAACCGCCGGGCAGCAATGGACGAAGCGCACGAATCTCAACCAGAGCATTTGACACAAATGGGAAGGTATGGGTCCGGGTTCCGGAGGAGTTATCTTCCAACTCGCCATTATCAATGGTTGCACCATCAGCAGTGCTGAACCGACCGATAGATGCACCATCAATGAAGATCTGGTAGTCCGAAGCAGTGTCGTTTACGCAACCAAGGTGTAGACGGAACGAAGACCCAGTAAACTTGAAGCTAACGGAGCCGTATGCGTTATCACCATCTACCGTGTTGCCGTTAGAGATCAGCAACCTCCACTTAGCTGGAAGGCTTGGGGAAGCTTCGTCGGTAATCGTAACAGTGCTACCAATGATGGTTCGAGAGAACTCATTACCAATAGGCATCGTCACAATGTCTTTCACAGCTTTGACGATTGGGTGGCCCCAAGGGCTTTGTTCCCAACCCTCTACTGTGACGGTAGATCCCGGAAGGTATTGGTCGATCAAGTAACGACGCATGTTGTTAACATACGAGTTAGTCCCAAACCAATCTCGTGGATCTTTCAGGGTTCCGTTACGAGGGTCGAAGGGGGCACACTCTGGCTGGTTACCCGAGCCCCAAGTGATGGAGTCGCCAATCCAAACAACCCCGACATACTGGTTCAGTACATCTGTAAGGGCTTTCTTCAGTCGGTTCAGGCCACCACCATATGGGTGATAGAGGGCTGGACGACCATTGACGGTATCACCTTCAAAGGCAAATCGAGTGAACTGGTTAGGGTCACCGGGGATTAGCCAAGATCCATTCTGATAAACGTTCTTGGTTGGGATGGCAGAGACTTTACACTTGGCAAAACCAAGGTCAATCGTCATGCCTACATACTTTGCCTCAAAGGCAGCGAAGGCGGCAGTATCATCAGTGACACCATCACCTTTGGCACCAAACTCAGGATCAAATGGAGATTCCTGTCGAGTGCCATATGGGGGGTTTTCACCGTTGATGCTGTCTGCAATTCGTTGTGCACGATCAGCCTCGTTCTTGGCTGTAATGGCACTGTTGGCAGCATTGGTTGCTTCCGTTTGAGTGCCTTGGTAAAGTGCATCAACTTGGTTCTTAATCGCTTCCGCCTCAAGCAGAACCTCGTTTACCGAGGAACGGGTAGAGATATCAGCGAAAAATCCATCATAAGCCATTAGCGTACTCCAGAAGTGTCTCGTAGTCTTACAGTGAGGGAAGACCCTCGATGTTCCAAGGAGTCCGCCAAGTGCTGAATCCGTTCCAACTCCGTCTGATACTTGCCCTTCCAGTACTCTGCTCGCTCTTCATCTTGGAGGAACAGATATGCATAGTGCAGGCCACCGTAGAGGTACGCCATGGGGCTAAGGTCAGATAGCCAGTTACGTTGCTCCACGGGGGAGATATCTGGCATGGTGCGGTAGTAGTGAATAGTCACTTTAGTTCCCGGGGACGGCTCTGGGGTCAACCAGATGTACGGTCCCTGTCGGGCGAAGAACTTCGGCCTTGGGCCCTCTTCGTTGTTGCGATAGTTGACAAACTGGTCCCAAGCTACACGCTCAAGTGGGACACCTTCGTCATCATTCCAATAAGCAGTCAGGGAGCGCAGCTCAAGGAAGTCTGGAGGAATGACAATCTTGCCACCCTCGGTTACTTCCAAAATGTCCGTGAATTCCATCGAAGGGACTCGAAGAATTTGGTTGGCAGCACTACCAGCGAAATACAGAAAGGTGTAGATGTCATCATCTTCCAGATCGATACGGTTGGTCCACCGACGAAGCTGGTTTGCTAGATCATCGTACGTAACGATTGGCTTTGCCAAGGGTGGCCTCCGAGGTACGGAAGTACGGGTTCTCATTCAGCCATGCGAGGAAGCGACCTGTATGCTCAGGGCACTTGCCAAACAGGTTGTAGTCGATCCCATGTTGATCTTTAAGTTGTTGCAGGACAATCACAGGGACAGAGGCGAACTTACGAGCGGACTTATCACGCTGGTCATTCTCACCACTTTGTCGCTCAATGCGGTTGTCTTCAAGGAAGGTTGAAACGTCTTGCCTGTCGGTACGGATAAGGTTGTCTTCCGCATCCACTTTCAAACTAACATCAACACCAGCTTGGTTACTCATTGTAAATCCTTATCCTAGAAACAAAGAAGGGGCCCGGAGGCCCCCTCAGGGTTTATTACGACAGTTTCAGACCTTCGATCAGCGCACCCGACTTCTCGTTGTTTACACGCAGGGTGTATTCGCAGAGCATCTGACGCTTCTCGGAGTCACCGGTTTTAGCCAGTGGGTACTGCTTGAATGCACGGAGGTACAGCAGGGAGTGCATCGATGGATCGTACATAAAGGCAGCCGAGGCCTTCATCCAACGGTTGGCAACAACCTTGTACGCACCGAAGTCCGACTCGTAGAAGTCAACTACGGACTGTACTTTACGATCCGAAGCGTTGATGTTGATACGACCATCAGTGCCACCTGCGCGGCCTTTGAAGGTGTTCGAGATCAGCTGCTTCATCGGGCCGTTCACCATGATGGTGTTGGCGTTACCACCGTTCTCCCAGATCTTCTGAGCGGCATCTTGGATGATGCTCTCGGTCAGGACACGGGCGGTGCCAACGGTACCCAAATCTACGCCGTTACCAGTAGGAGCGGTAGTGTAACCCGAGCCGTTGGTTTTGTAGTAGGAGTAGAAGTTGCCCATCGAGGGAGCAACATTGGAGGTACGCTGGCGCTTGACCAGACCAACACCAACCAGCATGTGCTCAATGTCCAGTTTGATCTCTTTGGACTTCTTAGCCAGCTGGTAAGCCAGTTCCGACTTACGACCAGCCTTGTTGATGGCATCCGAGGTACCGGAGACAGCCAGGGTTTCATCCGAGATCTGGCAGATGTTGTCCAGAACCTCAGTGAAGCTACCGGCCTTGATGGTTGCTTCGTCACCTTCCAGTCGCTGGTTGATGGCTGGAGAACGAAGTTCATCGGTCTGCCAGTCATGGCGTAGCGCCTTGGCCGTACCCTTGCCGATCGAAGACAGCATAGGGGTGTCGTACGGGTCGATGTTGTAGATCATGTCGATCAGGTCTTCACGCTGGCCTTTCAGCGACGGAGTGAGGACGGTGTTAGTTACTACTGCCATAGTGAGTCTTCCTTATACAAAATCAAGAAATGCGGCTGCTGCATCGCGGATCGATCCAGTCTTAGCCAAACGTGCTTCGAGTGCCTTTTGCTGCTTAGCCTTGTCAGAGCCAGCAGGCTTCTTAGCACCGGGTTTAACCAAAGGTGGGAGGGTCTTGGTATCCTTGACCTTCTTCTCGATGGTAGCTTTCTTACGAACCTGAGACTCCTGATGTTGCATCGCTTGTCCCAGCAGCAGCAAGTGACGAGCATCAGTAATGCCCTGCACTTCTTCCTTGGTAATACCAATGGAGTCCGCATAAGCAAAGATCCGTTGGCGGTAACCATCATCATCAAACTCAGGAATCAACTTACGAGCCAGCTCAAGCTGAGTCTTAAGGTATGCCTCATGTTTGAGTTGTTCAGCCTTCTGAGTGAGGGCTTGAACTTGGTTGCGTCGAGCAATCTGATTCTGGATAGCTTGTCGCTTTTCCATATACTCAGAGAACTGCTCCGCATACTTGGCGGGGTCTTCAGCCTTCAACCGGGCCCAGTCGATCTTCTCGTATTTAGATAGGTCGGCTGTTGCGATGACTGCTGTGGCTTCGATCTCTCGAACCAGCTCGGCCTCTTTCTGAGACAACTCCGCCATACGCTGTGAATACTCTGTCTCTAGCTCAGTCGAGCGTTTAACAAAGTCCTCATGTCGGAGGTAGCCTGCCTTAAGCTCGGGCAGGTTTACTTCATACTCTTCACCGTCAATGGTGATGTCTATTAACGTGTCATCGGAGATATCGCCTTGATCCTCTTCAGACTCTTCGTCGCCTTCCTCGGACTCCTCTTCGGATTCCTCTTCGCCCTCTTCTTCGTCTTCGGACTCACCCTCGGATTCGTCTTCGAGTTCGTCCTCAAGGGCATCCGCAACATCTTGTGTGGCCTCATCCGTTGCCGTCTCTTCGACTAACTCCAGAAGGTCATCATCAAACATCGCCTCAAGGGCATCTGCGGCTTCTTGTACATCAACAATTTGATCAGTCATTAACTATCCCTTTGGAAGAGCAGGCTATCCACCAGCATCCTCACCTTTAAGTTAACCCGTGTCAGGGCTTGCAGTTCATGATATAGGGAGTCTCTCCGGAGTGCATCCGGGGAGCTTGCCCATTCGTCCTTTAAGTCCTGCTCTAGGAGTGCCATGATCTCGGAGAACGTCCCGTCCTGAAAGAGCTCACGAGCTTTCTCGCTTAGGTAGATAGGGACGCCCATCCGATTCTCATACATCAACTATTCACCGGCGCCTTAGAAGGCTTCTTCGTTTGTGGAACCTTGCCATCCCCAAGTGCAGCAGCTCGACGTTGTTCCTGTTCAAGGACAAACTCGGCTTCATCTCGGGCACGCTCCCATGCGAACTTCTCACGATCCAGTTGCATCTGCTGCTCTTTAATGGTGATCTCACGGAGCTTAATGGTAGCCTCCTGCTTCTTCAGCTCGATCTCAGCCATCTTGACTTGATACTCCAACTGCTTAGCTTGTGCCTCAGCTTGTTTGGCCATGGCATCTGCTTGGGCACGCTGTAGATCAGCCTGAGCTTTGATATCCTCGGGCTTGGGCTTAGCGTCGGCTTCTGCCTTCTGCTGTGCTGCCTTCTGCGCCTCAGGACTATCTGGATCAGTCCAGTACTTCGATACGTCTTTGTAACCAGCGTTCTCAGCCATTTCTTTCAGGAGGTTGTAGATGTTCTTCTCAGTTACGAGAATACCCATACCACCACCTGCGATGACAGCCTGTGCTTGCTCAAACATGCGCATCAGGTGCATCAGCTGCTGGTCTTTGTTCATGTTACCGATACCAACCGTTACAGTCAGCTCAGTACGAGAACGCCAATCAGCAGGGGTCACCTTCACGAATTCACCACGGAGTCGGAAGACCTCTTCTTGATCCTGATACTTAATCGCGAAGTCGTGCAGCAGTTGGAACAGATCACGCACACCAGTCTCAGCAAACATCCGGGCAATCAGATCAATCTGTTGCTCAGCTGCGGTCATTACTTGGTTGACCGACATGGCTGCTTGGTTGGAGTGGAGTGTGTTACCATCAAGTCCTCGGGACTGATCAGATACCCCTGTACGCTTCGCACGATCGCCCTCAAGGCGGTCTAGCATATTATAGGCATCTGTGGTCAACTGAGGGACAGTCAGTGGCTTAATGGCCTCCTGAGAGCGTACACGGACAACGCCAGCTGCCTCGTTAGAGAGCAGGTCATCCATGTTCACTTGGCCTTCAAGGACCGAGTAACGACCGTTGTTGTTACGATAGATGTTGTCCATGATGTTCCGCATCAAGGTAGAGCGGATCTCTTGAATGTCGTGGATCTTATCGTAGATCGACATTCCATGGAACTTGTGGGCGATGCGGTGAGAGTTGATTACAGCAAACGGCTTAACATCATAAGGTTCGTTAAAGACAATGTGATTGCCGACGAACACAATGTTGCGAAGCTCTGCGAAACCATCTCCGTCAACGTCGAGGTTAACATAACAGTCGTTAACCCAGATACGACGGCCGCTCTCATGCAATTCAGCCGAACTATATTGGAATTGACCAGTACCATCGAAGGACTCCCTTGCGAGCTTCTCTGGAGAGCTGTCTGCCCAGTCGTAAGAGTCGAATGGCATCTGTTCGATGATGTCCTCAGGGACTCCCATCTCTCTCAATTCTGAAACAGTCTTCTCTTCCCGGTGGCAAACAAACTGGGCGGACTCTACCGATTGGGCAGTGCGTTCAATGAGGAAGTTCTCAGGCTCCACGCAGGCCACTTTGATGCGTCTGCGGACCTTCTCCTTCTTGACCTTAAGGGCAAACGTTCCATCGCCGTTATCGGTCCGTGCGAGAGCCTCAGTGCCCTCTTCGGATAGGATCTCAATTACCTGATCTTCTGTAAGCCCATCGTAGATATCAAAGGTTGGTGTAACCTCGTCTTCAACGTAGACTTTCATAACGCCAGTCTTGGCCAAGAGTGCATCTTGGAACCAGTCATACATCAACTTGAAACCATCATTCTTTTTAGTGAAGAGGTGGTTGACGTATTCAGTCTCTTGCTCAGCTTGGGCTACATCATCGGCAGTCTCGGGTTCGTACTTAACGACCTGACCACCAGATGTAAACACCTTCATAAGGCTGGGCATAATCCAGTCAACTGTCTCTTGGACGTCTCGGGTAACTACTCGGGACTTACCGTCCTGTTCGTTACCAAAGGGTTGACCGTAGTAATAGCGCATGGACTCTGCACGTTGGTGCGAGAGCTCGGACGAGGAGAAGTCTAAGGAGTCGTTAAGCCAATGCTCGACGTAGCTTAGAACCTCAGTGTCGTCCATAGGCTTAATCTTCTTAGACCGTGCCATTAACGAACTCCATCAAACCATGCAGGGCGAAGTGGGCCACTCCATGTGTAGTTATTAGAAGCCCCACCGGGAACACCATGACGGCCCATCATTAGGGCAGCATAGCGTGTAGCGGAGATCATGTCGTCAGAGCGGTCAATGATCTTGCCATCTTTGCGGTGGTAGAGCTTCATCTCTTGTAGGAACTTAGTGCAAGTACTAAAGACTTTGAACTTGCCGTTGTCCATGTGGGTGTGCATCCAGTTTACACCAAACTCCACACTGTTACCGCCTGGCTTGCCATCGGGGCCCGGGGGGTTGGAGAATGGCTGGTATACAATATTCAGCTTGTGGTCATCTCTCAGAAGATCCACGAATCTACGCCCAGACGTCGCACCGTCGTGCTTGAAGGCGTCGTGGGGCACAACCACAGGGATTGTGTCTCCGCCCTTGGCTCGAATGGCTTGGGCGAACATGGAGAGGGTTTCCCCGCGTTCACTCCGCTCATCGTAGAGGTAGTAAGTTCCAGTGGTGGGATCAAGAGCGAGACAGGCAATGGCATTCGGGTGATCAAACCCAAGGTCAATACCAATGATGTGATGCCAATGATTGGGAATAGCGATTGGCTGAACAACTATCCGCTCCTCTGGGACAACGAACACAACACCGGAGCCAAGCATTGGTTTACCGGAAGCACGCATGGCCCGTTCTGCTGGGGAGTACACAGAGAGCAACTGCTCCTTGACTTCCTCAGACAAGTGCGGGGCATCATCCCAAGTAGCACCAATCATGAACTGACCGGGTTTCAGATCTTGCATAAACTCCTTCACCAATTCAGTAGCACCGTGTTCAGGTGTGAAGGTGAGGTAGACGATACCACCAGTGGTAGCCGTTCGGGTTACACACTGAGTGTAAATATCTTTGGGACACTCTTCGTCCAGCCAGATAACATCAATGGCCGTACCCATGAATTTGTCTTGGGACATTTCATAGGATTTGAAGGTGAGGATAGAGGTACCTCCGGATACGTGTTTGACAAGGACTGTCTGGACGCACCCGGGTTTACCCTCTCTACGAACCGTTTCAAGAATCATCTCTTTCGGGATAGCCCCTGTACCGAATCGACTCGGATCAGACCACTTACCCAAAAGCTCCGACTGAAGAATGTCTCGGGTGGTATCCGTGGAGATACCTGCGGCCCAAGCTTCAATCGGCTTATTGTAACGCCGTCCTTCCCACCAATCTGGATACAGACCGGTAAGATGGCAGGCCATAATAAAGGCACCAGTGTAGGTTTTCCCACACCGGTTGCCGGTCATTGCAAGCAGCTGTGCAGCGTTCGATGAAGCATTGATGAACTTCTCCTGCCAGCCGTACGGAGTGTACTGCTTGATCTTCCAGTACTTCTGGCGATCTTGCAACTCCTTCAACAGGGCAAGAGCCCGTTCAGTCTGATTCATTAGCTAACGTCAGCTCCTAACACGGATGCACGCCAAAGGGCGCGCTGTAAATCTCGGACACGTACTGGAGTCTGTTTCGCCCAGAGGGAGTTCTCAGACTCGGCTGCGGCCTTATCGTATTGGCCGGCTTTGAGTAGTGCCCAAGTGTTCTTGAATTTACTTGTCCAAGCTGTACCGAGTTGGAAGTTAACACTCACCAGTACCTCGAACAACTCAGGTGTTACAAAGGGAAGTTCTCCAGCTTGTTTCTCAGCAGCACTGAGGGCAATCTGGATATCCTCTTTCAACCATTTCTCCGCAACCTCTTTTGTCACTACCACACCCACATCTTGGGGGCGCTGTAGGTGACCATAGCCAGCCGTGAGTTTACCCAAGGAGTCCTTGTACCATTTCAGTACGAGTCCTTCTCGGGCTTTTACCAAGGCTAGATACTCAGGCTCGGCCGATAGAAACGACTTTAGCCAGCTCTGGGTTTTCAGCGAAGAGTTTTTCAAATTCATTATGCAAGTCCTCAGTGGTCATGTCACTCACCTCCTTGGTGGTAACAGTGATTGTCTGCTTAGGAGCAAACCCACCACGATCGAGGATCATCTCAGCAGCCTTCAAACGAATGCCACCTTTCTCATTCTCATCATTCATGACTTTCATGACGGTTCGAAGAGCGGTTGGTACGTGAGCACCGATACGTTCAGAGATGAATGCATTGATGTACTCAGCGTGCTTCCTGTGGTAGGCAGCTACGTTACGCTGAGCATGATTTGCAGAGAAGCCAGCAGCTATGTAGGCTTGAGTTTTATTCTCACCATCACACAGCGCCTCACAATAGAGGTCAAGCTTCTCCTTGGGAGAAAGAGGAGGGTCCCCAATCGAGACTACTTTTGCGTCTGACATACGACCCTCCGATCTTTAGATAGCTTTTTTAAACTATACATCTATTATATCACAAATTGGTTGATTTGTCAAGCTTTATTTTAAAGATTCCGCAACTTTTTCGCCACAAGCTGGGAAAAGAGTTATTTATGCTGGTAGAAGGGTTGTTCCTAAGGTCAGGAACTCTCAACAAACAACCACCTCCCAGCAAGAAATCTTTGCTATCTTAAGATTAACCTTAGGAAAACCTTAGAAGCTTTTTCTTATTGTCTGGAAAGAGGAATGATTGATAAGATTAAAAACAGATGTTTTTTCTCTATAGAACCATTATACCACACTTTCGGAAACTTGTCAAGTACTTTCTTCACTTTTCTCAATATTTCTTTATAAAGGCGACGAATGGTAGGTTGAATGACCCTTCCTCTAGGTTCTATAGGTGTATATGAGGGTGCCCTAGGCCCTTACCTTGGGAGTTCAACCCTCTTCTCCCCAGTAATAGCCCCTAGATTCTCTCATGTTATACTACAGGTCAGGTTCTAGAGGCACCCTTGGGTGACCCTAAAGTTCATTTCTTTCTCTTGTGGGGACATAGGATATCCCCCCGGGAACACCTTGGAGAAACGTTGGGGTGGCCCCTTCATAGGCTAAACCTATGGATCACCCCCGGATGATAGCATGGGAACCTAACGATCCACTGGATGAATACACAGGGTGTTCAAAGGTACACCACTGGATGCATCTACAGTAAAAATCCCAGGGGGACTAGAGGGGGACGCCCCAGAGATTAGG